AATGATTACGCGCCTTGGGATCCCACCCACTTTCCTTCTCATAGAGACGCACCAAGCAATCGAACTGATCGAAGTCTTTGAGGATGTTGTGAGCGTGGAGCTTGTAATTCATCTCATGGTACTTCCACGCTTGGGCTGTATATGGCAATTGAAATGCTGAAATAAAGGCGAAGCCGACAATGAATAGAGCTCGCCCGATAGATCGATGTCGCTGTCTCCGAGTGTCTTTCAGCTCGGAGAGCGTCTCGATCGTACCGGCTCTGTCAAATCTATTGACAAAACCGCAGGTCAGAAGGCGTGTCGTCATTAGCGCACCTTACCCAATCCACTTTGATGTAGTGCTTTGATGTTTGATGCTCCGACCGCAATCAGATAGGTCGTGTACATGATTCTTTTACTTGTGCCATCCGGTCGATCGTAAAAGGTTTTATACGGCAGTTTTAGGATTGCCGCTTCAGACTCCCACATCCGATCAGCCCAGTACGAGTTTGAATTGGGAAAGATTGCCACTCCGTTGCCATGACCCAAGAATTTATCAGCCCATAAAGTCGCTTTGGCGAACGGTGGATTACACCAAACCCGACCAAACCACGGCTGAGCCAGTCCGTCATCGTGTAATGTGTAAAAGGCTTTTGCTGGCACGCTTGTTTTATAAGCTGCCGGGCTTGCTACATCCAAATCAAATTCCAACCCTAAACCATCAAAGATCCATTTTGGCGTGTAATGCTCATTCGATTGCGGCAAATTATGATGTTGATTCATGCCGCCTGATCCTTTGGATAACAGCTCTCGCAAAGGTCGCGGTCATAGATCCAGACCCCACACCCTTTGCAGCGCTTGACGAGTCTATCTTTGGGCTGTAGTTCCATAACCACTTGCCTTAAGAAGGTAAATGAGATCGTCGAAACGAAGAAAACAAAGGAAATTGCCCACAGACATTTCCCCTTGTCCCTCAAGCCTCATAACGGCCACTCCCATTCCTGTCTCTTTCGATCTCGCTTCGAGCTGTTTGACTGTTCCCGACGGATCGAACGCCCGACGAGCCTTGACTTCCACATCCAAGCCATCGATGCCACGTATATCACTACCAGCAGCCGAAGCAGAGCCAGCATGAGCAGATAGCCAGCCGTTGTCAATGAAGTATTGCGCCACAAGCATTTCCGTCTCACGGCCGCGCCTTCTTCGATGTTGAGTCATTGTCAGAGCCTATCGGTAGCCTTTGGCTGCACATTCTTCACAGATCCAAATTTGGTCGGATAAAAGATTCTTGCCTCGGTTTTGATCGTTTGGCTTATTGCAGACATCACAGATACTCCAAACGAACTCTTCCGCTTCTCCATCTCTCGGAAAGCTCACGCCTGACCGATCTGGAAAGAAGATATGTAATTCGCCCATGATTATTACCTCCTAGGAATCTCGAAGATTCCCCTATTGTTTTGAACCCACCACAGAGCGCCATCGCGTAATGGCCGTCCGTCGAGTGTTTGCTCGCACTTGTCGTTTTTGCCTTTGGCTCCGCACATCGATCCCTTGTACGGCTTTCCGGCCTTAGAAGTGCCTTCCCGGACAAGCATCAAGCCATGGCTGCACTTGAGCTCATCCGAGATGGCTGTAGCGCCCAAGGATTCGGTTAGATAGGTAACCGTCTCCTCCCAGAGAGGCGCTTCTGGCTCATTCTTGGCTGTCACAACTTCATCCTCTTCGATCGCGGCGAAGGTGGATGGAAGTCCCGGATCTGTGACGGCTGATGAGCGTGGTGGAGTCCAAGGATGTTTGACCTTATGGCCGGAATCACCCTTGACTTGAATCATCGATTCTTTGGTAGCGGTCTTGGCCGAGCCTTTGAGAATGATTAGAGCTCTTGCGATGGCTGACGTGGTCGTATCTTCGAAGAACCATCGCTGCATCTTGCCCGGATAGTCGCTTGCCTTGCCCCTTGCGAAGTTAGTTGATGCCGAAAGAGTATCAACCGCATCGCGGTAGATTTCCGCTTTGATAACGACTTCCTGATCTTTGGCATCGAAGTACTCCACCCTTGTCTCTATGCGACCAGCCGGAAAGTTATCAATAAACCACCGGTTCAAAGTCGCTGCATCTTCGTAATCATCAAGGTTCCAAGCCACTTATGTTCACCTTTCCGTGAGCGTATTCCTGCATTTCTTTGAACGTCCAGACCGTCCCATCAACCCATGTTTGGATTTCATTCGAGCAAGGCTGACAGTACGCCCGGCGAAGCCCCTTGTTGATCCGCTCCGAGACGGTAATCCAAACCGCCGGAGTCTGTCCTCGAAGGCTTGAAGTTCCCCATCGTTGCTTGCAGATGTCACACCAGATGCGCTTATCGGTATTACGAAAGATCGCCATAGTCTGATGTTTCACTTGTAGTTCCGCTAAGTTCTCCTGCAATTGCCAAGTAGCACACCGCGTCCAGATCGTTATCAAGATGATCTGGTGACTCCATGCTTCGACAGATCTTGGCGAGCGCGAATAAGCGTGCCACTTGATCCGAAGTGATGTCCTTATCGAGATACGCTGACCACGTTCGGGCAATTCGCGCCAAGTTGTCGGCATAGTGACCGTAGAGAGCTCCACGTCGGAAGATAGTGTCATGAGCGAGTTCCAGAATATCGCCGCTCCGGATGCCTTTCCCCGAATCCTTTGCCATCTTTCCATCCTTTCCAATACCAATGTTCGCTGATTGCTGTATATGCAAGCCCCAAGGCTACGATAGAAACAAGCGCGATGATGTAATAGATCGCTAATGGATCGAAGCTCATCGATGTCATGTCACGCCCCTTTCTTGACGAACTGCATGGGAACCGCTACCGGATCACGATCATCGATAACACGGTAAGGCTTGCCATTAGGGTGAAGGCTAGGAGCTGCCACGACATAACCGCGGTGCTTGACATCGACACCTTGCCAGAGGGTTCCGGGGAATCGCATGGAAGGGTGAGCCTTGTAATACAGATGCAGACCGTCACCTGTTTCGACGGTGTAGGTTGCTGGTAGAAATTCGTTGATTGCACCGCCGTTACGGTAATCGATGTCTATGACAACAAGATTCGATGCGATGCAAGAAATCCCCAGGTTGGCTGTCGGATCCTGATAAAACCATCGCGTGGCCTTATAGAGATCCAGAGTCGCATCCAGATAGGCGCGACGGATGAGGTTGTGATTGGGCTCCTTGGATCGAGCTTTGAGTGGCATGACTGCCCATCCACGATCGATGTAATCCTGTGCAGCTCCGATGATGTCCTCGGTCGCTGTAATCGTGGCGGTCATGCTGCGAGCCTAGCGATTTGCTTGTCGATTAGTTTCTTACAGTCTTTCATTCTTGGGCGGTTGAACAAAAATTGACCATCTGCGTCGAATGCTGAGAAAAAAACAGACACTTTTTGGATTGTGTAGCCCTTGTAATTGTGAATCATTTTCTTGCCCCTTTCGGAGAAGCGCCCTGCTTCCCACATGCAGAAAGTAACACTTTCTGACCCTTTGGCAAGGATTTGAGCCACTTTTTTTGAGTTTTTTGCAAGAAATATCTCAACTCAAGGTTGAGGGTTTGGCTCCATGTGTGATACCCCCATAAAAGCCCTAGAAGGGCTGTAGGAGCCTCGTAGGGTTGTTATAGGGTGATTCTATCTAGGAAGGCGTAAAAACGGCTCTAATCGCCTTATACGGCTTATCTAGGGTATCTCTTGCCCTCGACTACGAAGGTGCCATCACGCTCGATGGGTACTGCCACCGGTATTACACGCTTGCGGTCGATGTAGATGATCCCAAAGCCTTTGCTCCAATTGAAGGTGCCTTTGGTATACAGAGCTGCTTCCTCTCTCATCAGATGCCCGACTTCCAATCCGAAGAGCTTTGAGGTAATTTCCCCTCCGCTGGCGGTCGTGTGCCACGTCACGCCCAGACGATGCGTGTGACCACAGACGATGGAGAGCCCATGGCGCTTACTTGCCTCGAGCGCCGTGGCGCCTCCTTGATGCTTGATTGGTTGCTCATCGCCATGCACCATGGCAGCTGATTCGTGGAATCGATAGGGCTTTCTATGATAGGTAATACCGAGCTCTTTGAGCCCCATGAAATTCTCATATTCGAGTTCTGGCAGGCCAATCAGACCGGGCAGGCGAAGGCTTAGAGCCTTGTAGAGACGATCGGTGTGATTCGAACGGCTGAGATGCTTGACCTTGAGCATGTGCAGAATCTCCCGGGTTCGATCCCGGTCTTTGCCGATGGTCTGGCTCCATTCGTCTTTGCCTGAACTCCACCGGCTGATGGTCTGGAAATCAATCTCATCACCTACGCATAAGACATCATCCGGCTTCCAGCGCTGAATGAAGTTAGCAACGTTCCTGATCGCCTTGAAATCTTCATAAGGCGTCTGGATGTCGCTTATGACAACGATGCGCCTAATAGTCGAGCTCGTCATCGTCGTGGTCATCTTCCGGTGGCTGAGGCAGCCAATCGGGGAGCCGTGTCTTGGCTTCGATGTACCAGATGGCATCCGTCGGCTTCATGCCTTGACGGATGAGTGCTTCATAGGCCTCGGTTACTTGAAGAGCCCAGACATCGATGGGACGCAAAGGCTCGCGCTTATCTTGCTTCGCGATGCGTTCCTTGTATCGACGCGTTGATGCTTTCTGCGCCTTGGTCTTGCGTTGCGCCATCACTCACCCTTCGATCTAGGTTATGAGTGTCCCATGTCGTGCCTAATTCTACCGGTATTTCGGACAACGTGTCAGAAAGCCCGGAGGGTAATGCGCTCCTGCTTCTTATGCGGCAGGGAGTAGAGACGGCAGATCATGGCCATCCGAACGACCCAATTATCTTGATCCACGACCAAATGCTTTGCCCTAATCAGATCCTTCTGGCTTCGCTCTGCAACGTCAGAATCGATGAGCTCAAGGATCTGATTGCGTGATCGCTTATAGTCGTAGATGTTGATTGATGAGAGCATCCATTCGTTGTAATAGTCGTGGATGTTTGGAGCGCCGTGATAAATCGGATAGGCAAGACCCAAGAATGAGTCATAGAGCTTCTCTGAGACGATGTCTCTGCCAAAGCGATTCTCAATCGCTAGGTGATACCGATAGGGAGCGATCCCATCGAACTTATCTGGCAAAGGGTTGATGCCGTTGCCGTACCAATGCAGACGGTCTTTGAGATCCTCTTTGAGTCGAGATACGAACTTGAGCCTTGCGTAATGCTCTGGCGTGAAAGCCTTGGCTGAACAGATGACCGAGAGATCATGAGGCTTATCGAAAGACGTGGCATCTCGAAAGTAGTTACGACCGCGAAGGTTGTCCCAATAGGCAGATGAGCCATGATTGGCGTTGATCATCCATGCGGTGAAGGGACGTGTGAAGTGTGTCCGTTCATCAAAGATGTCGTGCATGGTAAAGAGCTTGGCGAATTGGCTCAAGTACCTCTGCCCACGCTCATCATCGAATCTGCCAATCGGATAACAGATTTCGGCGGTCATGAAGAAGATGTTGGCTGGATCGATGACCGCGCTATGGCCATCCACGCCATCATCAAAGACCAGCCAAACGTCCGGCGTGTCAAAGTCGGTGTTCACATGAAATTGAACGCCATCGATGAAGTTGTCATGAGTTCCGGTGAATTCTTGCAGCGATAGCGAACTTGGCGCTCCCGGAATCGTAACCTTGACGCTTAGCACAGTTTCAAAGCCTGCTTGACTCGATGGAGATCTTCATGGAATTGACCGGTGATGTATTCATTCCAGATACGTTCATCATGCTCCCATGTCTCACGGCTTGCGCTCTCCATATATGTCTCATCCATCTCGGCTTTCTTATTCAGCCAATGATGATGCTCCATCATCACATTGGGCGCATAGTGCGCTGAATTGAGCTCTTTGCCTATGCGAGCAAGGAAGTCATCGACGAAGAGATGAATCAAGCCGGGAGGCGCGATGAACCCGAGCGCGTCGATGATATTGACGGTCATTGTCCACTTAGTAGGGACTCGACCATTCTGAATTGTGTCATTACCCCAGGACACGCCATAACCCTTGGCTTTCAAGGGAAGGCTCAAAAGTAGATCCCATCCGTCGGTGGTCACGCGACAGTCATCATCGATGCCAGATACGGTGAAGTAACCAGCATGAAGCTTCTGATTGACCAGATAATTCACTTTGGCGGTCGATGTAGTACCCCATGATGCAGGCACTACGACACGCTTGACGCCATCGATATTCGGATAAAGGTCTTGTTGATCCTCATTGATGAGGACAAGAAAGTCTGAAATATGACTAACTTTCTTGAGTTGTTCGAAGCATTCCACCGTCTTATCTGGACGGTTGCGCGATCCTACGATCGTCAAATTGCTATGTTGTCCCGGTTCCACCCCTACCCTTTCTGATGATTGTTCAGATGCTCAATGAAGAGTAGTCGAAGTTCGCGAAGATCGGTAGTCACTTCGGTAGCAAAGCCATTTGATACCGGACGAGAATTACGCTCAGCCTTGGCTGCGTAGAGAGCTGCGATGCCAGAGATCGTACTTGCAGCAATGACTCCCAGAGCGGTCACAACCTCTGCCATCATGCACCAAGTTGATCGTTTGGGTTGAGCCAGCGAAGCACCGGAGGAATAACAGCGGTCAGAGCTGCCGAAGCGATGGCTTTGCCATCAAGACTGCCGGTAGCGACATAAAAGGCGAGCGCGGCTGATGCTGCCACCCTTGCCCATGAAGCAAGAAGTTGCTTAGCGGTTCTTAGGGTTCTTGGATTGAGCATCGGTGAGTCCTAAATCTGCTATGAGGCGCTTGGCCTTCTCCGGGCTGATATGGATTTCGAAGTGCATCTCATCTTTGCGCACCTCGTAATCACCGCCCCATCTTAGTCCATAATGCTTACATAATTCGCGAATCGTCCGCTCTTGTGCCTTGGTAAAGGTGCCAGAAGCGCCAAGAGGATGCTTGAGAGCATTGAGATCGATGGCCGTGCCGGAGGCGTGATTACTCAAGTGAACCGTTGTGCCACGGATAGGACGATAGGCATATCCCCAATCGTCGAGCTGTCCCTTGTCTATCGGTTCGACTTGCTTATGGAAATCTTTGGCGAAATTGACCAAGATGGGAGCCACGGCGCGAGCGCAAGCAAAGGATATGCGTGTGCCGGGTATTCGATAGCTCTGGATGCCAATGGCATTACGATCTTGACTTGCAGGCCATCCGTTATGACTGCGGATCAATTTCTACCCATTCGAGATTGTCCTCATCCCAATAAAAGAAACCGTTTGGCTTCGTTTTTGGAGCTTGCCAATCCAAATTTTCATCAAGTTTCCAAGATGAGAACGGTTTTTTTGAGATAAAAACATCATTGTTTTCATCATAACAACCACCGACTTCAGCATATTGCTTTCGAAAGTTATTATTGTATGAGGTCTGAATCCAACGACCACCAAGATTATCAACAAGCCATTGATAACCTTCATCGTTATTCGGATCATTATTATCGCCCACAAGGATACGAATTACTACGTTGTTATCATCTATTTCTGCCCAATGCGACATCAGTTCACATCCGCTCTAAGAAATCGGAATATAACAACACCGGAGCCACCGTTGCTGCCACTACGCGCTGACGTATCTGCATTTTGACCACCGCCTGCACCGCCGCCGCCGGTGTTAGCCGTTGCATTGGACATGGATCCGCTTGTTTGAGTCCACGAAGCTCCACCTCCATTACCGCCTGCACCACCAGAACCATTTGGATCAATACCAGCTCCACCACCACCGCCGCCAGCAATCCACCAAGTTCCTGAGATGTTTTGCCCGATACCGGCAACGGATAACCATGAGGAATATGCTGACGTTCCATTACCGCCTGCACCGCCTACTGCTGGAGCGGCTCCATTACTTCCGGCAACTGTTGCACCACCACCACCACCGCCGGCTTTGCTGAACGTGCCACCACCAATATCTGTGCCACCATTATTACCTTCAGACGGTGAGAAGCCCCCAGAATTGCCTGTTCCGTTCCCGGTTCCATTGAATGAAGCTGATCCACCACCGGAGCCACCATTGTTTCCGGTGTTTTGATTATTTCCACCCCCAGCGCCTCCAGCGGATGCGCTGACGGTCGTATAACCGGTCGCGGTGATTGTTGTTGCCACACCGTTAGATCCTCGATTTGAGCCGGTTCCACCATTACCACCACCGCCAATTGTGATGGTATAGGCCTTGGCAATCATTGTCGTAGAAGTAAAAGCTCTAAAACCACCAGCTCCGCCACCGCCACCGACGGTAGATCCACCACCGCCACCGCCACCAATTACTAGGAAATCACATAACAGATCGGCATTAGCGATTGTTAGAGTTCCATTACCGGTAAAAGAACGGTAAGCGTACGTTGCATCCGTTGTGAGTGTTCCACCTGTTACAGTAGATTTTCTTTTGGCGGTTTGAGCCACAATCCCAAGAATGTTCATGTTAGGCGAGACGTCCTACGACGGTGAAGGAATCGCCTCCGGTCTTGATAATTGATGCGGCTCCTGCAACTGTGGTAATGGTCGGATTTGTTGCTGTTGTGCCAGCACTTGAAATAGTCACGCCGGATCCTTGGACGATTGAGACGGTGCCGGTTGCTCCGGTCTTGAGAATATTGATAATTGCCCCGGTTGTGAAAGCAACGCTTGAAGAATTAGGAATGGTCACCGTGACAGTATTGGTGTTGGAATAAGTGATGAGCTTATTGTATGAATCATCAAGAACGAGCGTGTCTGAAGTACCTGAAACAGCGCGGAAAGTTAGGCGCCAAAGGTTATTGATCTCGGTTGAGATGTCGTTCATTTGAGCGGCTGTTAGAACCTGACCGGTTGTGAAGGTCTGTGCTGGAAAGGTCATCGTTTCTCCTAGTAGCTCAAGATGTCTTGATCGAGC